GCGCGCGACTCTATGGCCGCCTCAGGTGTTCCTTCTCAAAGACTCCACTTCATTGATCCCGAACGAGGTCGTGTCACTGCTTGTTATCAAGTTTGGCTAGACTAATGAATCGCAAAGAGATCTTAGACGAAGCAACACGTTTAATTTATAACGATAGGCAAGCAGATTATGGAACTCCACAAGAGAACCATGACCGCATTGCAAAGCTTTGGAGTGTAGTTTTAGGCATTACCGTAGAACCTTGGCAAGTTGCATTGTGCATGAATCAAGTCAAAGTTGCTAGATTAGTCCAATCACCTGAGAAATTAGATGGTTGGGTAGATGGAGCAGCTTATATGGCTATTGGCGGAGAACTGGCTACGGAGGAATAATGACAACACTCATTGCATATCAACATGATGACTATTGCATCATTGCTGCAGATACGCAAACTACTGGTTATGACATGAGAGCTGATTGTTCTCCTATGGGCAAAATTGCAGAAAATGGCAAATATTTAGTTTCTGCTGCAGGTTTAGTCCGAGGCATGAATCTGATCCAACATGCTTTTAATCCACCAGCACCTCCAAGATCAAAGAATCTGGATAAGTTTATGGTGACTCAGTTTGTGCCAAATCTGCGTAAAACCTTTGGAATATCAGGTTATGACATTAAATCTGAAGGCTTTCCATCATCATTTGAGAATGATTTCATAGTTGCCGTCCAAGGAACTTTGTACTTTATAGATGAAGTATATGGATTAGAAAAGACAAAAGATAAAGTTTATTGCACAGGAACAGGTGCAGCAATTGCTCTAGGAGCTGCTCATGCATTAGGAATTGATGAAGCAGATGAATATGAAGATGCAATTGAGATCTTAGAACAAGCGGTCAAAATAGCAATTCGATTCGATATCAATAGTGGTGGACAAGTACAAGTAGCATTACAAACAAAAGCTGGAAAGAATCACATTGCATTCTTAGATTAAAATAACAAAAAAGAAGCCCCTGCCTTTCGGCAGGGGCCTTTTTCTTTTTGTCTTAGCGAACCATCTCCAAGACTCGATCTGAGAGAGATGTTCCTTGATTCATCATGAATCGCTCACCAGCCGCAAAATCATTAGCTGAACGAGTTGTGCGGGTCCATTGTTCGTACTCTGTGAAAGCATTAACAATTCCCCATGCAGTTCCCTTGATGTTTTCCTGAGTTGGTCCGTTCCAGATACCTAGGAGAGTCTGTTGACGCTCACGAACATTGTTCTGTTGACGCTCAGTCATGTTGTTTTCATCTAATGGAAGAACATCTTTGACAATTGACCAGAAGTCAGAGTTAGCAACTTTCTTCTCAAGAAGAGCAGAAGATAGAAGGTTGAACTCTTGATTTGACTTAAGAACAACTCCTAGAGTCTCACGAACATCTTCGATCTTTACACTCATACGAGCTGAATGGCGGAAAGAGATAGAAGAAGCATTTGTCCAGCGAGTCATTCCGTTTGTGCAGATCAAGCGAAGATACTTGATTTCAAAGCGAAGTGAATCTGTTCCATCGTGAGTATTTGAAGCAACTAAGAATGATTCGATTGGATCGATATTCTTGAGAGTAAGATCTAAAGTGTCTGGAAGCTTTGCAGCCATGAAGATCTTCTTGCCACCGCGTAGTTCACCAGCTGACTGATAAATTGCACCAGCTTCGTACATAACAGAATCCACAATGTTGACGATGTCGTTATTCTGGACAATTGTGTATGTAGGAGAAGTGATACCTAGAACAGAAGCTGATCCGTCCTTGTTAACACGAGTTGTAGCAACTTTGTCTTCGAGTTTGACGACTGTCACACCGTCATTGTTAATTGCTGTAGTTGAAAGTGGAGTGTGTTGAACTTCCCAATCAAGATTTGCATTCTCAAGAACTTGAGCTGCAGAGATTTGCTCGTCACTTGAATTTACCCATGTTGCTGTGCTGATCCATGGTGCCTTGCGACGTGCTGCGTTTTGGATTTGTACTGACATTTTTTCCTCCTGGCGATTTATTCTGATGGACTCATCAGCAGTGTCATTTAACACTGGACACTCCTTGCGGAGTGTTTCGTCCTTATTCTGTGACTAAATCGACATAATCACCATTCGATGTATTACTAATTCTAATATTGCCGTCTGTGTAATCCCAACGAAGTAATGTTGCTGTTCCATCGCAAACATTTAAGCATTCGCCATATTGATTTGCGCTTTCAATATCATTCTGTAATTCACTTGACCAATCACAAACTAAACAACTTACTTTCTTAATGTTTGTAGTCATTTTATTCTCCTGGCGGTTTATGGCAACCGGTTGGTTGCTCATAGGTACATTCAATACTGTCCACCAGTCTTTGTACACTTCATTTGAAAAGATCTTTTGGAACCTTTTGGAGTCCGTTTAGTCCAGATCGAGCGGCCAGGTTTGTCCCAGGACCACGGACATATCGATCCGAGTATATTTATACTCACCACAAATGGACCCGCGTCCTGGTGGATCCTGGCGGTTCTGGCTAACTTATGTGCCACCGGCCAGAACAGATGTTCTAGTAAATAAGATCTTTTAGAAACATTTCCACAAATGGTGGATATATGTCCACAATCAGTGTATATTGATCCTATGAGCAACCGCTCATACTAACCGCCAGGAGAAGAAAATGCGTACAAATACAAAAACTGCAGTAACTGAAGTTGCATTAGTAGATCTAGATAGAACTTATCGTGGAAATACTGGTTGTGCTTGTGGATGTGGTGGAGAATACTACGACATCAATGATGCGCAAAATGAAGCTGAAGTAAATCGTAGAATTAAATATGTTCTACGTGGAATTCGTGAAGGTAAAGCAGAATTCTTTGGTAACGGAGTTGAAGTTGCTAATCCTTCATATACAAAAGTTACACGTTTATATTTCAAAGATGGAATTGACTACGATATAAATCGTGACGGAACTTTTGAACGTACTGAAGAAGGTCCACGTGTTATGGACAAATTGTCACAAGCTCAGATTGCTTGGACAAATAGTACTGGACTTCCAACAGATCACATGATTACAAAAATTGTTTACAACTATGCTGAAGGATCTTCTTCGCTTGAAGAATATTCTGAGTTTTATTCACAATGGACTCCATATCAAAAAGACATGGCAGATAAATTGGTACTTTCAATTGCTGCTTCAGTAGAACGGAACATGAACTAATGACTCACTTGACTAAAGAATGGGCAACTCAGTTTGCTGCAAAACTTCGTTCAGATTATCCTGAACTATCTAGCGTCAATGAAATTATTGACCGCGCAAAAGCTGATGGACGTTTCGAATCAGAAATTGAAATGCTTGCAGTATGGGGCAGACTTATGAGAGGATCTGAATCATGAAAGTTTGTCATATGTGCGGCAAAGAAACCAATAAAATGCAAAATCGTTGGTACAAATATGACAATGGTGAGCATTTTATTGCTGGAGTTTGCACAAATTGTGCCGAATTACATGACAAACTTGTGAGCGCATGATGAGTATTAGATCTGGTAAATTAAAATGTGCTGCATGTGGATCTGATGTCATGGTTTCCAGTAGAGCATACAGTGGAATGCCGCGATGGGTTTGTGTTGTTCCGATATGCATAAACTCTGAGATTGCTTGGGATTTGGATGAATCCAATGACTTGTAATCTATGTTATGGAAAAGGATATATCTATCACTCTCATCAGGAGGAATATGATGTCGAAGTCTGTTCTTGTCAACAAACTAAGGAGACTAGCAATGAAACTAACTAAACGTGGCAAACGAGTTAGAGCGATATTTATCTTGATTGGTTTATGGGCAATTTGGCAAGTGTCCATGAATCTTTGGTGGACAGATGGTGGTTATTGCTGGGGAACTATGGTTGAATGTATGTTGGACGATTAACCGGAGAACCGCCAGGTAAACCGGTTAATCGCATGCGGATTGTATAGCATAATTTATTTTTATGTTTATGTCCGCTGATAAAACACCATGCGGCAATGGTCGAATGGTCACTACGGACAGTTTAGGATATGCAAATGACAAATGAAAATAGAAAGTCCCTAACAACGGGGCAAGCTGCAAAGCTCATCGGACGCAACTCACGAACAGTACGACGTTGGGTTGATCTTGGAAAAGTTGAAGGTTACAAAACACCTTCAAACTTACGTTACGTTTATCAAGATGCATTAGATGCATTGATGAATGGAACCAAAAGCTAACTAACACAACGACTAGGAGGCAACTATGTTTGTGTTTATTTATGCTGTATCTGTCCGCCGTCAGAGGAACGATGTCTGAAGGTCATGGCAATCGCTGTAGCCTTTTTATTAGTATCACCAAATGCGAATGCGGTGGACTATAAAACAGCAGCAGCAAGAGTTCCAAAAGATCAGGTTGCTTACGCAAAATGTGTAAGCCATCATGAATCTAGAGGTAACTACAAAGCAGTAGGAGATCAGTCTTCAGCCAGAGGACGATGGCAATTCTTAGATAAGCAATGGCGACATGGTTTATCTTTTATGGTTGCAAACAGATTAGTAGATTATGGAATGCCGAAGTCTAAGACTAAGAAGCTGGTGAAACACCTGCAATCAAAGTCCATAGATCAATGGGAACCTATCTACCAAGATGTAGGATTTGTAGCAGCGTTGAATGCAAAATACCATTGGTCCGGTTGGACACATTGGGCAGTCAACTCAAAATGCAATGAACTAGTACCAACTCAACTAAAACGAAAGGCATAAAATGTCAGAAACCGCCAGGGAATGGTTCGAACCAAAGCAATTATCTTTATTGGCAGATCCGATTGATGAACAGTTCAACAAGTTTCATCATGAGAATCCACACATCTATCGTCAATTAGTTGATCTTGCTTATCAATGGAAATCAGCAGGCCACGATATTTGTTCCATTGATTTGCTAATCAACAAACTTCGATGGGAGATTGGTATCAGATCTTCGGGGGACCAATTTGCTATCTCGAATAATTATGCAAGTCGATACTCAAGACTAATTGAGGCAAATGAAAAAGGACTTGCCAACTTCTTTACCAAGAGAACCTTGAAGAGCTCATGGGACTAGAACGCATTGAAACAAAGCGTGGTCACAAGTATGTTCTTGACGGCCAACCTGTCAAAGGTGTTACCACTCTCATTGGATCTGGTATGCCTAAACCTGCACTTCCATATTGGAGTGCAAAACTAGTTGCAGAATATGTCTACGATAATTTTGCAAATCTTCCTAATCTAATCAACCGTGAACGTGAAGAAGCTGTCAAGTTCTTGAAAATGATTCCTTGGAATCAAAGAGACAAAGCAGGAGCACGAGGCACGGAGATCCATTCAATTGCTGAAACCATTATTCATGGCGGAGAAGCAGAAGTTGCTGGCGAGTTTGCTGAATACGTCAACGGCTATGTAGAATGGCTAGATCAATGGGAAGTAATTCCTGTATTGACCGAGAAAGTTGTAGCAAACAGAGTTCACGGTTATGCTGGTACTTTTGATGCAATTCTTAAGTTTGGCAATGGTCCATTAGCTGGTAAGACTTATCTTTGTGATTGGAAAACCAGCGCTGGAGTCTATGGCGAAATGGCAATGCAAATTGCAGCATACGCAAATGCAGATTTCTATCTTGATGAAGAAGGCAATGAACAATCTTTGCCTGTTCTAGATGGTTTAGGCATTGTTCACGTATCTGTTAATGGTACAACTTTCCATGAGGTTACAGATGCAGATCTAGCATGGGATTCTTTCCTAACTGTTATTGATTTGGCAAACAGATTAGAACACATTGAAAGTTTATTGACACAAATAGGGGGATTAAATGGACAAGCGTCTTGAAAATTATGTAGATGTACCTCACAGAATTAAACTATTCTATGAGAAGTATCCAGAAGGTTCATTGCAAATGGATCCTGATTTGCAGTTCCAGACAGTTGGAGATCAAGTAATTGTAATAGGTAGAGCTTATGCTTATCGCAATCCACAAGATGAGAAACCTGGTGTTGGTACCGCTCAAGAATATTTACCTGGTAAAACTAACTTCACTCGAGGTAGTGAAATACAGAACCTTGAAACAAGTTGCTGGGGTAGAGCCATTGGCGCTTTAGGTATTGGCATCGATAAAGCAATTGCAAGCAAAGAAGAAATAGAACTTGCAATTGAACGCAACAAACCAGATAAAGTCATCATGAAACGTGCAAATCCTGGTTTGAAGCAAATAGTAGAGTTGCTAGGAACGCAAGGCATCACGGAGAAGGATGCCATCCTAGCGGCAGTACGCGGCCTAGTAAGCCGTGAAATAAGTTCGAGTAGTGACTTAACTGATGATGAGATTGCTCTTATCATTAAACACCTGGCGGTTGTTGAGTCATGACTCGAATGTCTTGGGACAAATATGGATTAGAGATTGCGAAAGCAGCCTCCTATCGCAGCGAAGATCCATATCTAAAAGTTGGTGCATGTGTTCTACGCGGGGATAGAAGCATAATTAGCATCGGCTACAATGGGGCTGCGCCTGGCGTCACGATTCCGTGGGAGGATAGAGACGCTAGGCGTGGTTTTGTGATACACGCAGAGGTGAACGCATTGCGTTATTGCACACCAGATCAAACAAAAAATGGCTATATGTATTGTACTCATCATCCATGTTCTGAATGTATAAAAGTAATTGCTAGTTATGGAATTACTTCTGTCATGTATTCTGATCTAATAGATGGAACGATTTACGATCTGGGTGCCATTGCTGAATTAGCAAGATCATTTAACATTTCATTAAAACAGGAGGTAAAACCGTGAGTGCTTTACAAATGATTTTAGATAATCAAAGAAAACTACAACTTAAGTCATATGGAGTAGATGTTACTGCTCTTGATGAAGAACAACGAGCTCAATACATTCGTGACATGTCCTTGGCTTTAACAGATGAATTGCATGAAGCATTGAATGAAACTGGTTGGAAACCATGGGCTACGAGTCGGCATTTCAATCGTGCTGCTTTTGTAGGCGAAATGATAGATGTGCTCCATTTCTGGGCTAATTTAGTCTTAGTTGCAGGTGTTAATGAACAGTCCATTCTAGATCTTTACTTTGAAAAGGCAGATAAAAATGCTAAACGCCAACTTACAGGTTACGATGGAGTTCAAGGTAAGTGCAAAACCTGTGGACGAGCATTTGATGATGCAGCTGTTCTATGTACTCCAATTGCTTGCGAGCACATAGAATGAGATACATACTAGATGATGTAGTTACCTCATTTACAGATCGAATTGCTAGTCATAGATCTGCGTGGCCGAGAATGCAAAAGTGCATGGTTGATAATGCTTTTAATACTAAATCTGAAGTTGCTTTTGGCAATGACCAACTTGTCAAAGAAGGCACATGGTTAGTATCAACTCCTATGGAATTCAAAGGTGAAGTTTTTAATCTATTTGGTGGTTATACTAGAGAAACAAGAGACAGAATTGCCAGAGTTTTAGATATGGATCTTGCAAATATCAAAGCTTTGGATATGCCTGTAGGAGATATTGAAAGAATTCTACGTCCACGTGCTGCAAAGACTGATTTTGATTTTACAGAATCAGAATGGACTAAGATTCGTGATTTAATGAAATGTGAAGTTATTAAGCATGAAGATCTAGTTTTAGATATTCAGCGAGTAGTTATTGGTGACTCTCATTCAATTTCTAGATACAGAGCAAACACAGTTGTCTATCGTCATGATGGTTTGACACTTCATGGATTAACTGAACGAGGAGTTAGTTCATATTTGCCTGACTATTTTGTACCTCATCTAGTTATTTATGCTGGCAACGTTGACATTCGTCATCATTTATGCCGCCAATTAGATCCAGAAGGATCAGCTAGAAAACTAGTCACAACACTTAAGATTCAACTTGAGTGGTTACAACAAAGCGGTAAAATAGGAACTTTTGAGGTAACTGCTCCATACCCGATTGAGCACGAAGAAAGAAAAATACCTAAAACTGGATTTTACAAAGGCACACCATTTTATGGATCTTGGCCATCAAGAGACAGACTCATGGGCATTATCACTAATGAGATGAAATACCAATTTGAGAATGTTCATCAATGGCCAACAAATTGGTACATGATAGATCCAGAAGATTATGCTAAAACTTATATGGAAAAACCTGGGTCTGTCCATTTATCTCCTGAGTTTTATGAATGGGATTTAGTTAATAACTATGAAAACTTTTCCCCTGAAGTATATCCAGGGAAGTTATTAGATGTCTAAAATAACTGAAACTATTTATTGGGAAGACTTTAAGAAGTATTACGAGAAAGCTGTTGTTTTGCAAACAATTAACATTGCTAGTGAAAACGGTCGTGATACATCTGAAGATCTTCACGTAGATGATCCGTTGCAACATCACATCACAATCTATGACACGGTAGATCGTGAGTTTGCTGGATTTAGTAATGCTATCCAGCAGATTTGGTATGGCAGTAACAATCCTAAAAAATGGCAAATCGATAAGCGCTTTGATAGTTACAAGTTACATCCAATGGACTGGATGTTTTTATTCATGATTCACCGAGTAACTGGTTCAGGTGCTTCATTTTCATATGACCATGGATTTAGGAATAGCATTCTTTCTGATATGGCATTAGAAGCTGATAACATGATTCACATGCGAAACTTTGTATTGAGTCAAATGAAGTCTGGTAGACCAATATTTACTAGTATTGGTAATCAGATACCACAGTTTCCAAAGCCAAATGAGCAATATCCTCGTGGATCTCAGCTCTATATAGCAGAGTATATGCCTCATCTAGTAAAAGATTTTTATACTCATTTAAGTTACAATCCTTTGTCCATGTCAATACGAGATGGAGTAGATTGGATAAATGAATGGCACAAAGCTCAAGGTCTAAAATGCTTTCATTTCGTTATGACTGCATTTGTAATGGACGTTGCTCAGTATTTTCCTGATTTAATAGATCCATGGAGCAGGGTTAACTATGGTTCTAATGCTATTCAAGCATTGAATTTAATTTTTAAGAATGAAGGTTATAAACAAAAAGACTTTCTAGATGCTGCAATGGATCGCATTTGTGATGAATTCAGATCACCGTACGATTCTCGTGACCATGAAAGAAATCTAGGAAAAGGTTTGAGCCTAGAAGATGTTGCTTGTGACTATGTCCGATATGTTGAATGCTATGTGCCAAAAGGTTATGAACATCTCAAACCATGGCAAGTAACAAACAAATCACTTATACCTCATCACACAAAACATTGGACTTACAACAAACATTTGGAGGCCTACAATGTTTAAGATAACGACAGATTCGTCAAGTAAGTATTCACATCGGCATAGAGATCAGTGGTTAGATCTTGCTAGTGATTGGACTGATGAAACACAAGCGCCGAATATAGGTACATTTCATGGAGCAACAATTTGGGATGATTCTGTGACTGGAGTTGGCACAAAAGGTCGATGGGGAGATCTATTGGTCAAAACAATGGAATCAGATCATTTAGTTTATGTACAACCAAGAGTCGGTTGGGCAGGAGTTTCATTAGCTGCTCTTGCAAAGAAATATAACAAAAAGTTAACATTGTTTATGCCTTCTTCAAAAGTGGTCAGCGACCATCAATTAGTCTGCATTGAAAGAGGAGCAAATCCAATTTTTCGAAGAATTGCAGCAATGCCAGTTCTCAACAAATATGCCAAAGATTGGGCAGAACAAAATAATGCTCAATTTGTGCCATTTGGTTTAGATCATCCCCTAGTTGTTGCGGCTGGAGTCAAATCTACAATCCAACAATGGGGAGATCGAGATGAACCAAAAGATGTTGTATCAGTTATTAGTACAGGAGTTCTCACAAGAACTCTCCAAATTGCTTGGCCAAATGCAACCTTCCACGGAATTGCAGTTGCAAGAAACCTACATCCAGGAGAGATCGGAAGAGCGGACGTTACAACTTACCATAAAGCTTTCAGAGAAAAAGCTGAGTATGCAGACAAAATCAATGAGGAAATTAACTCCGCACCAACATATGATTGCAAAGGTCTAGAAAGATTTATGTTGGACAAAACAGCTGCTCCTAAAACACCTTCAACTTTATTGTGGAATGTGGCAGGTGACGTAAAACCAGTTATAATGGACCATTCACAAGTTGATAGTTTCAGAGAATGGGGTGAGGTTAGATGATTACAATCATCGAAGGTTCTGATGGAACAGGTAAAACAACTTACGCTCAAAAGTTAACTGAACGATACAATGCACAATATTTACATGCTCAACAACCTAGAACAAGGTTATGGTCCGATGAATACATTCGACCGTTAACTTCTAGCAACATGGTTTTAGATCGATGGCATTTAGGTGAAGTTGTATGGCCAAAGATCTATGGAAGAGTATCATTGTTTGATGAAACAACATTTGATTATTGCAATTGGGAACTTGCTAAATTAGGAGCTAGGTTAATCCTACTAACAAGATCAGAAGATGCGATAGCTGAAGAATTGTTAAGACGAGGTGAAGAACTAGAGATCGATTTTGTTCTACACTCAAGATCTTTATTTGTAGAAGCTTTTAGACAAGTAAAATATTTAGACAAAACAATAATCCATAGTGAGGTGGTCAGGTAATGCATATAATTACAGAAAATCCAAGCGAAGCTTTAGAGTTAGCAACTCAATATGTAATTGAGCATGGTGAAGCAATATCTCCTCGTGGTATGGTCACTAGAGAACTACTTAACGTCACTTTACAAGTTGAAAAGCCATGGAACATACCTGTATCTATGGAAAACCGTAAACTTAACCACAATATTGGTATTAAAGAAGCATTACAACTTGTTGGACAAGTTACTGATCCAGAAGCAATGATAGATACCAGTCAAGTGTTTGGAAAGTACATGGATAATGGAATACTTCATGGTGCTTATGGTCCACGAATTCATGGCAATCTTAATAAGGTTGTAGATCAATTAAAGAAAGATTACTCAACAAGACAAGCAGTTTTGACTATATTCGACTCAAATAAAGATCTAAATGTCGATGTAAAAGATGTTCCTTGTACATTAAACTTGCAGTATTTCATTAGAGACAATAAGTTAATTGCTAGAACAAACATGAGAAGCAATGACGTATTCTTAGGTCTTCCATATGACCTGACTCAATTTATTGCATTACAAGGTGCAATTGCCAAAGCTTTAGACATTGAAATGGGTCAATATGTACATGTTGTAGGTAGTTTACACATTTACGATGAACACATTCCACAAGCACAATGGATTAAAGCATACTTTAATGGCTCATTTAAGGATTACGAACCAATGTGGACTGGAAATACAATTGGCGAGATTAGTCATACCGCTAGATCTATTCTTAAAGGCAATATTCCAGATCATTTGACTCGCTTTGAAAGATTCTTGGCAGGTAAAATCAATGACTGAGCCTGTTGCTAGATGTGAAGCGTGTGGAGCATGGACGTATCTTTATGCTTTAGATAAACTTATGGGTAATCCGCATTTTTGCATTGATTGCAAGGCTAAACAGAAAGGGAAACGCCGTGTTGCCTAATCAAACCGAAGTAGTTAAGCGATTAAGCGAACTTTCTCGTATGCTTGATGCTGCAACAGATGAAATTGCTGCCAGCGATGATAAAGCAGTAAAAGCAAAAGGTTCTTATGAGGTTGCCTATGCAAGATCTTTCCTTCAATCAAATGGATCGATGGACGTCAGAAGACAAGAGGCAATTTTGGCTTGCGCTGACTTACGTTTAGCAATGGAAATTGCAGAGGCAGAGGTAAGAGCAATTAAAGAACGCATAAACACTTTAAGATCTCAAATATCTATTGGGCAATCACTTTCAGCCGCAATTAGACAACAGTTTAGTGCAGAAGGTGTTGGTCAATATACATGAGAGCGAGAAGTAAAAAAATGGCAAACAAGTACATTCAAAGACGAATTCTAGTTAGATATATGCTAGAAACTTATCCAATGTGCCAACGTTGTCATGTAAAAGCCTCAGAGGAAGTGCATGAAGTTAAAAGTAGAGCGCGTGGAGGATCTATTCTAGAAGTCGAAAACTGCCGAGCTCTTTGCCATAACTGCCATTTTTGGATTACAACCAATCCTGCAGAAGCTCTTAAAACAGGTTGGTTAAAGAATTCCTGGGATGAATGATGCCAACTTATGACTACAAATGCCAAAGATGTGGAATCACCGTTGAAGTCAGCCACTCAGTATCAGAGCACGGTCCTAGATGTGATTGTGGAGAGGTTATGCAAAAGATTTTTACCGCTATACCCGCTATTTTCAGAGGTAACGGATGGGGAGGCAAAGAATGACAAACCTATCTAGAAAACGTAGAGGTCGAGAGACTGAGTTGATCTTTGCTGAATACCTAAAACGAGAAGGTTGGGTTTATGCTGAAGCAAGTAGTTCTTCGGCTGCAGGTACAGATATAAAAGGAGTTATCGGTGTTGATTGGGAACTAAAGGCTAGAGCAGACTTTGATCCTAAATCAGCAATGAAACAACAAGCAAAAAGAATAAAAGAAGGCGTAATCCCCATCGCTGTATTAAGACAAAATGGACAAGGTGAAGCCGACATTGAGAATTGGCCAGCATGTGTTCCAGTAAGCATAATGATCCAATTACTCAAAGAAGCAGGTTATTTGTGACAATAAGAGATTTAGAGTTCAAGGTAGAATCAGCTGTTTGGATGAAAGATGCTAATTGCACTGATCCAAGCATTGATCCTGATTGGTTTTTTCCAGATAGCGAACATCCAACCAATTTAGAACAAAGAGCAGCTTTAAGTATATGCCAAAATTGTCCAGTACAAATGAATTGTCTTGGATATGCAATAAAACATTGGCCAGTGTATGGAGTATGGGGTGGCATGAAAAATAAAGACATCAAGGATCTAGTCCGACAAATAAAGGAGCAAAAATGAGTGCAGCAATAACAATCAAAGGTCGCGTTGGTAAAGATATGGACATTAAGTTTACACAACAAGGTAAAGCTTATGTTCCATTTAGCGTAGTGTCCAATACACGAAAGAAAGTTAATGATGAATGGGTAGATGCAGACACAAGTTGGTGGGAATGCAAAGCCTTTGGAGGTTACGCGGAGGCTCTTGTAGATAACATTAAACGAGGCGATCTGGTGACTATTACAGGCACAATTAAGCAAACGACATGGATTGACAAAGACGGAAATAAGCGCTCGTCATATGAGGTTCTGGTTGATACTATTGCTAAGCAAATTGTTGTGCAAAAGTATCATGGCACTCCAAGAACTAAGAATCCAGATCCAGTTGCTTGGGATCCTACAGAAGCGGTGTTCTAATGTCAGTTAAAGCTATGACATATGTATGGGAAAACTCTCCTTACAATGGCAATGCTTTAATTGTCCATTTAGCATTGGCAGATCATTGTGATGACCAAGGTATTTGTTGGCCAAGTCAACAATATTTGGCAGATAAGTGCAAGATCAGTGTGAGGCAGATCCGTAGAATCATTCACCAGATGATTTCTGATAACTATTTGTTTATAGAACAGCACTCCAGAGCTGGCATTTCTAATAATCGTTACAGATTGTTATACAGAAAGCCGCAGGTCACTGATGTCCTGTCCACGCAAGATGACGACTCTGAACGTCCTGCGGCTGAGGTCACAGCTATGGCCAGCGGTAGAGGTCAAGCTGGTGGCCACCCTAATCATCATATAACCATCAATAATCACCAGAGAAAAGGTCCACCAGAAGAAGTTAAATTGTTAATGGAAAAGCTAAGGAAGAAAAATGGATAAATGCCTTAGTTGTAGAGGGCTAAGTGAAAAAGGTGCTTGTCCACATTGCAGAAGAAGATTAAAAAAAATGCTGAATGAGTTAATTGCATTTATAGATCTACTTATTGCAAGTCCTTCCCTTAGACAACAGGTATCTTCTAAACAAGAAGGTAGAGGTTCATTATCTGATAGATCAGTAATCAATGTCCAGATTGTAGATCTTATTTCTAAAACAGGTGTTCAGAGTGTGCTTCAAGCATGGTGTGAGTATGTAGTAGAAACGAGAAGCTTAAACACTGATTGCCTTAAGTCTACTAAAGAAACAAACAAATTACATATATTGCATCATGTATTGGATACTCATAATGATTGGTTAGCAGATACTGAACTGTGGACTGATTACTACAATGAGGTTAAAGAACCATGGACAACACTAAGAGCTATCATCTACGGTGAGAGAAAACCACCTAAGGCAGTGAAGTGTCCTGTACAAGACTGCATTGGTAGTTTAAGATTAGAACCTAATGGTGATGTCCATTGTTTACATGACAACACACACCAATGGGCATATGAGCAGTGGTCGAGGTTAGCCAAACTAATGGTAGAAACCTCTGTACAATCACAGTGATGTAATTTATAATAGGAATCACCGAACTACAGCTATCTAAAAAATCGGACGCTAATGAATAAACCATGCTTAGATTGTGGTGTGTTAGCAAATAAACCTAGATGTCCTATCTGCAATAAGAAGTATCAGAAGTTTAAAGCAACCTCTCGTCCTTCACGTGCTGATAGGGGTTACGATGCAAATTGGAAAAGGTTATCAAAACAACTAAGACTATTGCAACCTTATTGCACTATTTGTAAAGCAACCAACGATTTAACTGTGGATCACATAATCCCGTTATCGAGTGGTGGTCTCACAGTTGAATCCAATCTTCAAGTCCTATGTAGACGATGCAACAGCAGCAAAGGCTCTTCCAGTCCTGAATAACAATTTGTTATACTAAATCCCATAGAGGGCCAACGGGTGGTATGGTATGGCCTAAAAGTACATACAAAAAGTGCGCTGGATACCCCGCATCCATGGGAGCGTGCAAAGTATCAAAATTATTGATTTGACCAAACTGGAGGAATTTGATGACCGCGGGTCGTCCACGCAAACCTATCGAACAAAAGCGCAAAACAGGCCGAACTCCTACAACGGATTCAGGTGGTCGCAAACTTCCTGACGTTCAGAAGATCACTGTCTTGCCAATGGCCGATGGTATTCCGACTCCTCCTATGGATCTTGGTCTAGAAGGCCGAGAGCTTTGGGGAAAAGCTTGGGATCGTGCAATCACTTGGCTTTCTCCTGTAAGTGATTTAACGCAAGTCCATCATGCTTGTCGAGTGGCAGATGATCTTAATCTTGCAAGAACAGTTTACAATACGACACGTGACTCACAAGACGGGCGGCTTGTGGTTGCACTAAGTAAATCTTTCCATGAGGCTTTGGCCTCGTTAGGATTTACACCAACATCTCGCTCGCAATTAGGCGTAGCGGAGGTTAAGCGTGTCACAGCTCTCGAACAACTTATTGCTACCAAACGAGCCAAGTAATTCTTGGCCTCCTAAGTGGCTCACTCCTGTTTCTGAAGAAGATCAATTAAGAGGCGACGGTCCTGTCTATAAACAGTTTGCTGAAACAGTATGTCGCGTTACTAAAGATTCATTAGGCGGACAAGCAGGAGAGTTAATTCGTTTTCGCAGTTGGCAAGAGAACCTTCTTAACCATGCTTTAGCAAGAAAAGAAAACGGTAGATTTAAGCACCGCATTGCCTTAATTGGTATGGCACGTAAAAATGGCAAGTCTGCTCTTGGTGCTTCTGTTGGTCTAGCAGGTTTAACACTAGGTGGACAAGGTTCTGAGATCTATTCATGCGCAGCAGATAGAGATCAAGCACGAATTGTGTTTGGTACTGCTAAGCGAATGGTTGAATTAGACGAAGAACTGTCTAAAATGTTTACTCTTTACCGCGATGCAATTGAATATAAAGATACAGGTTCTGTCTATAAAGTCCTCTCGGCAGAGGCTTACACAAAAGAAGGTCTCAATCCGTCACCTCTTGTGATCTTCGATGAAGTTCATGCGCAGCCAAATCGTGAACTTTGGGATGTAATGTCTCTTGCCGGAGGCGCAAGATCTGATTCTTTGTTGTTCGGTATTACTACGGCTGGTGTAAAAACTCAGACCGATGGCCAAGATTCTTTGTGCTATTCACTTTACCAGTACGGACAGCAGCTAGTTAAAAAAGAATTAGAGGATCCATCATTCTTCTTTGCTTGGTGGGAACCAAAGAATGTTGAGGCAGATCATAGAGAACGATTCATGTGGGAAGAATCAAACCCAGGTTTTAACGACATTGTCGACTCTGAAGATTTTGAGTCTTCGGTGCTTAGAACACCAGAAGCTGAATTTCGAACTAAGCGAACTAACTGCTTTGTTTCAACAGCTACTGCTTGGCTCCCTACCGGAAGCTGGGACGCATTGGTTGACAAGGACAGAGTGCCAATGCAAGGTGAAGACGTCATTCTCGCATTCGATGGAGCCTTTTCTAACGACTCTACAGCACTAATTGCGTGGCTTGTAGGTTCTGAAAAACCACATTTAATGGTTGTAGGACTATGGGAAAGACCACTTGATGCAGATCAAACTTGGCACGTGCCTGTTGCAGAAGTCGAAAAGACTATTATTGACACTTGCAGAGACGGTAGATTTAACGTAAAAGAGATTGTTTTCGATCCTGCACGATGGAATAGAACCTTTATGGTACTAGATGAAGATGGTTTACCGTGCGTTTCGTATCCAAACTCAGCAGAACGTATGGTTCCTGCTACACAAAAGTTCTATGAAGCTGTAGTCAATCAGTCATTTACACACGATGGTGATGAACGTCTTGCACGACATGTGGCTAACTGTGTGACTAAGCAATCATCACGTGGAGTCATGGTTGCCAAGGCTTCATCTAGAAGAAAAGTAGATGCTGCCGTTGCTTCCATCTTTGGTTATGACCGAGCAACACAACCTCCTGCACCTAAAGAACCAGTTGCAAAATATTTCTCAATACAAGTATGAGGAGCATCATGAAAAAACTTGACTTTGCTTTATTAACAGAATTGGCAGGAGTAATTCTTGTCGCTATCGGGGTCGCTATGTTCTCAGTTCCTCTTGCCTTTGTAACGGTAGGCGGATTTCTTATTTGGGCTACAGAAAAGGCTAATTGATGACCGCTGGTATCTACAATACAACCATAGATCAAGGTTCTGTATGGTCAGTTGTACTTGTTTACACTGATTCTAACAATGTACCTGTGAATTTAACAGGTTATACAGCATCAATGCAACTACGCCAGAACTATAATTCTACAACTGCAGACCTAACTTTAACTACAGCAAATGGTGGAATCACTATTGTTGGCGCTACAGGAACTATTACAATCAATGCAACAGCTACTCAAACAGGTTTGCTTGAATCAGGTTTTTATGTTTATGATCTTGAATTGACATCAGGTTCAAACATTTCTCGTTTAATCCAAGGTCAATTAACAGTTGCAGAGCAGGTGACAAGATAATGGCAGCCAATAAAGTCACCATCAATGAAACAAATAACACAGTTGAGATTTCAGCGCCAGGTCCTCAAGGTGCACAAGGTCCAACCGGTCCTACTGGTTCCACAGGTCCTACAGGTGTAACTGGTCCTACAGGTTCTACAGGACCAGTCGGAGCAACTGGACCAACTGGACCGACTGGAAATACAGGACCGACTGGACCGACAGGATCTACCGGGCCAATTGGTGCAACTGGACCAGTTGGAGCAACAGGTCCTACAGGATCTACTGGCGCAACAGGACCTCAAGGAATTCAGGGAGACACAGGATCAACTGGACCAACTGGTCCTATTGGAGCAACAGGACCAACTGGTTTAACTGGTGCAACCGGATCTACAGGATCAACTGGACCAGTCGGTGCAACTGGACCTCAAGGTATTCAAGGTGTTCAGGGAATTCAAGGCGAGACTGGTGCAACTGGTCCGCAAGGTGAAACTGGTGCAACAGGACCAACCGGTGCAACAGGAGCAGCATCAACAGTTCCAGGTCCAACAGGACCAACTGGACCTGCGGGAGCAACAGGACCTACAGGACCACAAGGTGAAGCATCAACAGTTCCAGGTCCAACTGGAGCAAGCGGGCCTGCTGGTGCAACAGGTCCATCAGGACCTCAAGGAATTCAAGGACCAACCGGAGCAACAGGACCTCAAGGTGCTGCAGGTGCAAATGGTGGTTCTACAAGTTTATTTGATTTTTCAGCAGATACAACTGCAACATCTGGAGATCCTGGTGCAGGAGATATTCGCTGGAACAATGCAACTCAGATAAATGCAACTACGCTTTTAATAGATCATTTAGATGTTAATGGAAATGACATTGATGTCTTTATAGCTCTACTAAAAACCGATGATTTTATTATTATTCAAGATCGAGATGTTCATACTAATTTCCAGAAGTTTAAGTTAACAGCAACTGCAACTATTTTAGGTGGATATAGTAGCGTCCCAGTTGTACTTGATTCTTCAGGTGGTACTGGAACAACTAACTTTTTTAACACACAATCGCTTGCATTACTTCTTATCAATGTAGGTTTAACAGGTGCAACTGGCCCAATTGGACCGACAGGTCCTACCGGAGCAACAGGTCCATCTGGTCCTGCAGGTGCAACTGGATCAACCGGTCCTCAAGGCGAAATTGGTCCGACTGGTTCTACTGGTCCGACTGGTCCTATCGGTGCAACTGGACCGCAAGGAGAAGTTGGCGCGACAGGTCCGACTGGTCCTCAAGGATCAACAGGTCCACAAGGTCCTACTGGAGCAACTGGTCCACAAGGAATTCAAGGCATACAAGGTATCCAAGGAATCCAAGGTGAAACCGGATCAACCGGAGCAACAGGTCCACAAGGTCCAACTGGTCCTCAAGGCGATCTCGGTCCAACCGGTCCAGTAGGAGCAACAGGTCCGCAAGGTATTCAAGGAAATGTCGGTACAACCGGTCCTACCGGTCCAATCGGAGCGACTGGTCCTGAAGGTCCAACAGGTCCAATTGGCTCAACAGGACCAACCGGTCCACAAGGAGAAGTTGGTGCTAGTGGAGCAACAGGTCCATCAGGAGCGGCCGGAGCAACAGGTCCTACAGGTCCGCAAGGAGATCTTGGTCCAACTGGTCCGACTGGAGCATCAGGACCGACAGGTGCAACAGGTCCAAGCGGATCAACAGGCCCAACAGGAGCAACTGGTCCACAAGGCGCAGATAACCCGGTTGTTGATTACCTTGATGGTGGTAATGTTGCAAATACAGATGTTATTTATGATGCGGGAACATCAAGTACTTCATCTTGGACTTACACAATTGACGCTGGCGGGGCGACAGTAACCTTCTAAACAAGCGAAAGCAGGAATCATGACAGCAAGAATGCAACAACGCCGAGATACGGCAGCAAACTGGACCAGCACAAATCCAACACTTGCAGCTGGCGAAATGGGTATTGAAACAGATACTTATAAATTAAAAGTTGGCAATGGTTCAACTGCATGGACATCTTTGCCGTACTCAGTTGATATTCCTTCGCAAACAGGTCAGTCTGGTAAGTACCTGCAAACAAATGGCACAGTTACTAGTTGGTCAACGGTTGACGCTTTACCTTCACAAACTGGAAACTCAGGAAAATATTTAACCACGAACGGAACAGCCGCATCGTGGGCTACAATAACCACCGACCCCACTCCAACAGTGTTTATGTTGGGTGGAATGTAAAAGGAGAGATAAATGCCAAATAGCTATAAAGTACTAGGCCGAATAGCCGCAGCTGCTACTACAGAAGAAACTTTGTATACAGTTCCTGCTGACACACAAGCAGTGGTGTCTTCAATTGTAATTGCAAACCGTTCAGCGTCCACGCGGTCTTATCGCATAGCCATAAAACCAACTTCAGGCACAACACTTGCAGATTCACATTATATTGCGTATGATGTGGTTATGGCGGCAAATGATTCTGTTGCTTTAACTCTTGGAATTACTTTGGCCGCTACAAACTCGATTAGCGTATATGCTTCTGCTGCTTCGTCATTGACGTTTCAAGCTTTTGGATCCGAAATTACTGCTTAACTTGAAACGAGGATTATAAGCACCATGGGATATTCTACATTTTCATCGTCTAGTTTCAAAGCAGGATTGCTGAAGTCTAACACACCTGCTGGTGGTGCACTACAAGCAACTGGTGGCGAGATATTAAACATAACTGGGTATAGGGTTCATGTTTTTAACTATGACGGTTCTTTTGTTGCTTTTGAACCAATGGACATCGAGTACTTAGTTATTGCTGGTGGCGGTGGCGGTGGTATGACGTATGGCGGTGGCGGTGGTGCTGGTGGGTACCTTGCTGGCAGCACAAGTATTGCTGCTGGAACTTATACTGTTACCGTTGGTGCAGGTGGTGCTGCATTGAACCAAAATGTAGCTAGCATAACATCTAATGACGGTAGTGGTTCATCTTTTGGAAGCATAGTTACAACTACTGGCGGTGGTGGTGGCGGTAATTGGAATGGTACTACGCCTGTCGCTGGTAGAACTGGCGGTTCAGGTGGCGGTGGTGGTGCAAACAACGACAACACAACTGGTGCAAGTGGCGGTACAGGAACATCAGGACAAGGAAACGCTGGTGGTAGTGGTGGACAATATCTCAACCTTGGCGCAGGCGGTGGTGGTGGCTCAGGTGGTGCAGGTTCTAAAAGTTCTAGTCAATATGTATCGGGTGCTGGTGGTGCAGGAACTGCATCAAGCATAACTGGAACATCTGTAACTAGAGCAGGTGGTGGTGCTGGTGGAATTGGTGGTGCTGCGGCAAACACATCATCAGGCACGGTTCAAGGTGGTGCTGGTGAAGGTGGTTGTTCAAACGCAGCAAATCAAATTATTACCGGTGGTCAAAATGCAACTGCTAATACTGGTTCAGGTGGCGGTGGTGCTTCTGGTCGTGCTCTCGGTTTTACTGGAACATATTATTCAGGCGCTGGTGGATCAGGAGTTGTGATTGTGAGGTATAAAGTTTAATGGCTATTAAAAAAGCAAGCAATTCAAGCATTTCAAGAGGAAATCGCAACTCACTATTTCAAGATCAATTTGCTGTTATCCAAGGACCCACAGTAGAAATACTTGTTGTTGCAGGTGGCGGTGGCGGTGGTCGTTCAGGTGGCGGTGGTGGTGGCGGACTTCTTTATGACTCTGCTTTCCCAACATTAAAAGGCATTACATACACAATTAAAGTTGGCGCTGCTGGTACTGGCGTAAGTGGAGATGCGCAACCTGGTAATCGTGGTGGTTCATCGTCTTTTGCGAATATCATTGCTATTGGCGGTGGCGGTGGCGGCAGTAGTGCAATTAACGGAGCAGAAGGCGGTTCAGGTGGTGGTGGTGCTTTTAATGGCACAACTCAACCTGGCGGTACTGGTCGTCAACCAAATGTGGGTAATGCTATTGGCTATGCAAATAATGGTGGTAGTGGCAGACAAGATACTGCTGGTGCAGGTGGTGGTGGCGGTGGCGCAGGCGCCGCTGGTGGTAATGCAAGCTTAAGCAATGGTGGTAATGGTGGTAATGGTAGAACTTATTTTGGTTCTACATACGCAGGTGGCGGTGGTGGTGCATTACACACTACTGGAACTAATGGAACAGGTGGAACTGGTGGTGGTGGGAATGGAGCCACTAGTGGAAGCACAGTAGGAAGTACCAATACTGGTGGTGGCGGTGGTGGGTTACACGATGGCCCTAACGATAATTATTCAATTCGTTCAGCCAGCAATGGCGGTTCAGGTGTAGTAATTGTTTACTATCCCGATACTTTTGCTGCTGCTACTTCAACAACAGGTTCACCAACAGTTGCTACATCTGGTGGGTATCGTAAATACACCTTTACTGGTGACGGTTCAATTACTTTCTAAGGAGAAAAATGGCACACTTTGCAAAATTAAACGAAAACAATGTTGTAACTGAAGTTCATGTTGTTAATAATGATGTTATTACTATTGATGGCGTTGAGTCAGAACAAGCAGGTATTGACTTTCTAACAGGATTACACGGTCACGCTAAGTGGAAACAAACATCATACAACGGCAATTTTAAGAAAAATTATGCATCTATCGGTAGCATGTATGATGAAACAAGAGATGCATTTATTCCACCAAAACCATTTACATCTTGGATATTAAATGAAGAAACTTGTAGTTGGGAACCACCTATTGCATATCCATTAGACGAAAAACAATATTCTTGGTTTGAACACAACCAAGAGTGGATTGAAATTAAAAATCAAAATTAACTGTTAAGGTCGGGGGGCCAATGAGATTTCATGTTGTATCACTGCCACATACAAATACCACTAAAGATTTTACAAGTTGCGCATTCACTGAAAAAGTGCGGCGCTTCTGCATCATGATGACAGATCTTGGTCATGAAGTTATTCTTTATGCTGGATCAGAAAATGAAGCACCTATAACAGAATTAGTAACTTGTATTTCAGAAGATCAAAGACAAACTGCTGTAGGTAATAATCACTATACTTCAGCTTCATTTGATACAACTTTACCGCATTGGCAAATGTTTAATGGCAATGTTATTAAAGAAATGACCGATAGAATTCAACCAAAAGACTTTATTTGTCTCATTGGTGGATATGCTCATAAACCAATTGCAGATGCTTTTCCAGATCACATGTCAGTAGAGTTTGGTATTGGTTATGGCGGAACTTTTGCAAAATACCGCGTGTTTGAGTCTTATGCATGGATGCATTCGATCTATGCAGGTCATAAAAATCCAACGACAGTAGATGGTGAATTTTTTGATTCTGTTATAAATGGTTATATTGAACCTGAAATGTTTCCAAAAGGATTAGGCAAAGGTGACTATTACTTTTACATCGGCCGGATGATTGAGCGAAAAGGTTTTAGAATTGCTCAAGAAGTGTGTGAACGATTAGGCAAAAGGTTAATTTTGGCAGGTCCAGGTGATGAAAAAGGCACCGGTTACGGCGAGTTCATAGGTAATATTGGCCCTGAAGAACGAGCAGAACTAATGGGAAATGCCATTGCCTTGTTTGCCCCTACTACTTATATCGAACCATTTGGAAATATAGTAGTAGAAGCTCAAACTTGTGGAACTCCGACAATCACAACCGATTGGGGAGCTTTTACAGAAACCAATATCCACGGAATTACTGGTTTTAGATGTAGATCTCTTGCGGACTTTATAAAAGCTGCAGAAGATGTAAAAGATCTTGACAGAGATTTTATTAGAAAACAAGCCATAGAAAAATATTCACTTAAAGCAATTGCACCTAAGTATCAAGATTACTTTGAAAGGTTGTTAACCCTCTGGGAAGACGGCTGGTATCAACTAAGCACAGAAAAGGCAGATAAATGAGTCTATCAAATAGACTGCGTAAAGCAGGAGAAAAAAGGTCAAACAATCAGTACCTTGAACCATTTTTACCTGGCCGCGC